TCGACAATATCACCTTTTACAATTGTTGCAACCCCGGTTAAAATTGCCCCAAACCCGGCAATACTTGTTTTCCAATTTTTGAACATAGATTTTATTTTATGATTGATGTTAAAATGCTACCAATAATTGAACCAATTGTTGCCGAAGATATAGCGATTGCGGTAACTTTTGTTTTAAATTGCCGCAATTCATCTACATTTTTTTCGATGTCGTCAATACGGTGAATTATACCGCGCCCCAACAATTCGTTATCACCCGCCAACGTTGTAAATATCCGGGTTATTTTTTCACTCATTTGATTAATGGAGGCGTAAATATCCGCCAACGTTTCGTTTATGTTATTTTTACCCTCCATTATTCAAATCCTCTTTGTTTAATTCGGCAATTATATTGTTCAAACTTTGCGAAATCGTAAAAGCTTGTTCCAGGTTGGTGAATACCCCTTTTTGAATAGCCGCGTCAATACAAAGTTTAATGTTTTCAACGTCGCGTTTAATTTGTTCGTTCATTTTGTTTATTTTTTGGTTTATTGTTTCACGGAATTAAGGTAACCCCCAATTGCGACGCCGCCCAATCCCACGCCTCGTTATTTGTCGCCCAATCGTCGTATGATTTGCCCGTCATTGTAATATTTCCGTCGGCAATTTTGTTTCCTGGCTTACCTCCTTGTTCGTCCAAAAACGACCAATAAAAAACCGCCTGGTTTAATAAATTGTCGTTATTGCAAACCAACGTCATATAACAAGCAACTAATGTTTTGCCGTTAACCCAAATATTGAACGGTTGAATTTTTTTCATATAATTACGCTTGACTGATTAAGAATGTACGCGTGCCGCCGCCAACGTAAAACATAGCGCGCTGATTTGATGTTATTGTTATGCTTGTTACCGACGTACCCGCTAAATTTAAAATGTCGTCCGAACCTGCCCGGTTAACGGTTACCGTAACGCCGGACGCTGCAATTATCCAATAAACGTTATTTAAAGACGCTGCTGAAGGTAAAGTTAACGTCGCGGTTGCCGTTACATAGTAACCCGTAACCGTCCGCACCATTGTCGTATTGGTGTTAACGGTTAAAATAGTGGGGGAAAGTCCACCTGTGTAAAAATTGCCGTTATTGTTTAACTCAAAAAATGCGTTATCGGTTGCGCCGTTTACGTTTACCCTTGTTGAAAATGAAGTAAATCCGTTCGAACTTTGAGTAATTACGTTACTTATTGCCGTTGCCCCATACAAATCGTGTCTTAATTCCGACGGTATAAATGTACCTACCGTTCCTATTTGTGTAACAGTACAAAAATAAGCACCCGCCCAACCGCTATTCGTACTGCCAAACGTAGACCACCCGCCCAAAGCATCGGCGTTTAATGTTGCCGAAAAACTACCCGCAGTTGTTGCTCTCGTATATCTTTGGTCATATCTACAACCTTGTCCCGATCCATTATTATAATTAAAGTGCCTTATAAAACTTTCTAACCCTTGTTTAAATGAATAAATTGCCAAAGTTTCGTTAGTGCCTAAAAATGTCGTACCCGGTAAATTTATTCCAACTTGCGCCGCGTTGTTAATTGTTAGCGCGTTTACGTTGTTTGTTGTTTCTATTATTTGAAATAACGGGGCGGCTCCGTTGTAATTGTTCCCTATTCGCCAACGTGTTGTACCCGCGTTTTGAAAATCTAAATACGCGTTATTTGTGCCCGTTCCGTTAAGTTGCTGAATAACCCCCGTGCCGTGAATATCCAAACGAACGCCGGGCGCGGCTGTTCCCAACCCCAACCGCTTGTTTGTATTATCCCAATGAAAAAGGTTATCCCCGCTTACCGCACTCGCACCCGTCCAAAATGTAACTTGCCCGGCTGCACCCGTTCCGCTAATACCGCCGCCGCCTATATTATCCCAACCCGTCCCGTTGTCGCGTTGTATTACAAAGGTGTCCGTAGAAATGAATATACGACCAACGTAACCCGCCGCCGGGCGGTTGGCTAACGTATTACTGTTAAACGCCGGGGTTCCCCGTTGATTGATTATATTATTTATCAGTTTAACGCTGCCCACAATTAAACGTTTTTATATCGTTTTAAAACGCAAACACAATTGTTCACCAAACCAACCCCAACGCTGAAATTTACAAAAAACCTTTGATTTGTTATTTCACCATTGTTGCCGACAATTTCCAATTGTTGCCCCGGTTGTAATTGCACCGTTTCAACGGAAACAACCGACGTCCCGAAATTCATAAACGTAATTCCATTAGCGTTCGTTTCTACATATTTTGGCGTATCAACCGAATAAAACGACGTTTCGTATTCCAATAATTTAACCTTTATTTCCATAAATTAAATGTAATGAGTTCCGGCAATATAGCGAACCGATACGTTTGCACCATTCCCCCGGCTAATTGTTTCCGGCGTGTATTGGTTGATGTCTTGTTGTACTGAAGGTGAAATAAGCAAAGGGAAGTTTTCCGCCTCAACGTTTGCCGCTGCCTGGCTGCCTTGTTGATCAGCCGCCAATTTATTGATTGGTTGTTTTGCTTTTTGGTTTTTCATATACCAATAAACAAGTACCAACCCCGCCGCAATATAAAAGTAGTTTTTTTTCATAACTATATAATTACACTATTTTTAAAAACAAACCCAGGTATTCCATTGGGGAAACTATCGCCAATAACAACGCCGTATTTGTCCGCCGTTTCGCTTGTTACGGTCATTCCCGCCCCTATAAAGTCGTAAACAAAAATCTGTTGTCCGTTTAGATTATAAACCTTTGTACCTACTTTGCTATAAACTTGCCGCGATCCTGCCGGGGCGTTTCCTTGTCCTATTAAAACGTATTGTTTTGAACCCTTCTTTTTTGGGTTTTTAAACGCAAATAACGCGACCAAACCAACCCCCAATAATATTTTTGTTCCCTTTGTCATTTTGCCGGTAATTTATCCGTATATGATATAACCCTATTTATATTTTCGTCGTTTAATCCGTCAATCCATAGCCGCCCCGCGCCGTAATAAAGATAGTTTAAAAGATCGTAACCGTATTTTTGAAAAAATACGTCCGATAAAAAACTTACCTGGCTTTTTGTTTTGATTTGTGAAAATACCCCCAAAATTGTATTTATGTCGTCGTTGTACCAACTTAACGCGTCGTAAATCTTTTTTCCGTATTGTTCCGCCGCCGACCGCGTTAATATCTTGCCGCCCGTACGTTTGTAGTATTGGGGTTTCCAATAACTTTCCGGGGCGGTTGTTCTTTGATCTACTTTTGTTTCGCCCTCCCCTTTTATTAACCCGGTTAATTTAGCAATCTTATAAACGACAATTGCACCAACAACGCCGGACGTTATTACCATTATATCGGTTAACCCTACTTTTGTTTTTACCTGGCTCATAACATTGTAAGTAAGGTTTTCAATTGAATTGTACTCATAGCGTTTAATTTACGCAAATGTTCAATCGTCACGCCTTTATTCATTAAGTCCGACAAAATTTGTATTTCCTCCGGCGTTTCAACCCCGGCAACCGCATTTCCTGGTATTGGATCGGGTAATATTTTCGAAACAATTAACCCCGCAATTTGCTGAAGAACCGCGCCCAATTGTTCGGGCGGCAATACCCTTTCCCAATAACTCCCCTTTTCTTCCTCGTCTGGTTCCTCCTCGTTTTCGTCGCGTTCCGTTAACTTTTTTAAATAATACTCAATTTTTGGGTTATTACCAATACTGCCAACGGATTGTTTTTCGTTTAGGCAAAAATTTATTTCTGCCTTTAATTCTTCTTTTCGTCCATTACCCTCAAAAAGTGCAATTGTATAAATATTAGTATTAACCGGGTTTTCCTCAATAATGGATAACGCGTTAATTAACGTTTCCTCATTGTTCCCGGTAAACCGCAATTTATGTTTTGAACTATCGCCTAAAAAAATACGATACAATCCGCCGCCGTTTTCGTTATAAAACGAAATTACGGCGTCGGTTGTCATTAATTCGGGTTGGGTTCCGTATAAACGGGGCATAACTTTAAATTAAATTGTGTCATCGCCAAAGTCATAAAATACGCCAAAGGAATAGGCGACGTTAGTCGTTGCCGCGGCGGTTGACAAATTAATATAACTTTTTGTCCAAGAAATTACCAAACCGTCCACGTTAATAGGTACGTTAACGTATGGATCAACGGCGGACGTTACAAAGTTATTAAACGTCAATAACGGCATATTGTAAACCAATTGTAAATCGCCTACATATAGCGTAACAGTTGTTTTTCGCATATCGGCAATAGTCGCCGGGGTTGATCCCGTCAACGGGGTTGCTGTAAGCAAACCGGGGGTGTACGCGTCGATCATACGTATACGGGCATTTCTTAAATTGGGTAAGTCGGGGAAATAAAACCGCGTCAAACCGCTGCCCGTCGGTACGGGAATTTCTACCGCCTCGTATCTTTTTAACAAATTATGTTTGTTATCCACTTTATTAAATTTTGAATGTGAAAAAAGCAACGTTGTTTAAATTGGGACAACGTGCAAACCCAGGGCGTTAATTACTTAACTGAAGTACAGTTTTGCAGCAACAAACCCGACCACTTTACGCAAACGTATGTGTTTGCGGTAACGGCTGCCGGGGCAACGGGCAAGCTTATTGTTGCCTGGTAATTTGCCGCACCGTTTAAAACGATGTTAGGCTCACAAGCAAACATAAAGTCTTCTGACGCGTTCAATTGGTTAACGGGCAGAACGGTTGCACCTGTGAACGGCAAAATACCGCCCTGTTGTTGTGGAGCAAAAAAGTGTTTTTGTATATCCCAGGCGGGTAAAATTTGCTGGTTGTTCGCGACAATTGACAATTTACCGTTGTACAATGAAAGCAAATCGGTATTACTTGTAGTTGTTGCAAATGTCCTAAGATCGTTGTATGTCAAAGTTGCGGTATTACTTGCCGTACTCGCGCCAACGGTTGTAAAAACGCCGATTGCTGAAACGACAAACAAATCTTGTAAATTCAAACGTTGTTCGCGTACGGTTGGCGCACCGTTTCGGGTGTCGTTAATCGTAATAGGTACGTTGTAATTTGCGGTCGTTGTGGATAGCAGAAATTCCGATCTTAAATAACTTTGAGTAACAACTGCCTGGCTCGTATCATAACCTAATTGTGAAACCAATTGTTTAGCGTTTTCAAAAACTAAACGCAAACCCATATTATTATTCAGGGGCATAAAATGTAAATTTAATTATTGTTTAAAAATGTTTTTTTTGATTATTGAGCTGCCTCTATGATTGCGCCCACTTTGTTAAGTCCGGCAATATAGTTTCCAGGCGTTGCTGTTTGGTAACCTGCAATATAGTTTCCAGGCGTTGCTGTTTGGTAACCCGAAATAATTGGGGTTGGCTTATTTGCGTAATAATCCATACCAACCGCGCCAATTTGCGGTACAACGGACTGCACTAATTTAATACCTCCGCCGACAATCATACCCGCGCCAATGTGTCCGCTACCTTTGATAAATTTAGGTAACGCCATACCCAACGCAATAGGCAACGCCCCTTTAATCAAACCTTTTGTTTTTTCGCTTTGATCTTTTACAAACGGTAAACGTTCTACCAATTTACCGGCGAATTGCGCCGCAACGCCTCCCGCAATCATTTGCAACGCGGTTGCCATACCTCCGCCAATTGCACCAACCCGGCGACGGCGTGAACTTTTACGCTTTGCGTGTTTTTTTCTCCTTGCCATTTTTTTTGTTTTTATGAATGAAAATTTTTATTTTAAATTTTGATTAATCAATTTGTTTTGTTCTTTTAATTGTTTTTTTTGCAATAAAATATTTGATTTTACTTTTTTTATTGCGGACTTTTTTTCGGTTGAATTTTTAAATTGATAAGTTTTGAAAATATCCAACAATTTCAAATTGTTTTTTATTTCGTTTTCGATCATATCCCTAATTTTATACATATCAACCCCACTTACAACGCGTATATTTACGTTGTGGCTTTTTGTATCTTTATGATTTTCGTTTTGTTTATTTTTTAATGAACCAATTGCCGAATTGTATAAACTTTTTTCGTCTATCCAATTAGAATAACCTTCCTGTAATTTTAATTTATAAACAAATTTATCTTTTTTGTTTGGTTTTAATAAACTTTCCCACGGTACAAATTTTTTATATTCAATAGGTGCTTTGTAGTTTTTATTTTGATAACTATAAAGCATATCGCCTATTTCGTATTTTGATTTTTTTGCACTACCGACATTTTTCATTCCCTTAAACGTTCCTTTTTTGGATCGCACTCGCTGAAGAACTTTTGTAACCTTTGCGTTTTTCTTTTCGCCGCGTTCAATTACTTTTGTTGCACCAACTTTTTTACCCTTAACGTGCGCAAACGCCTGTTTTAAAGTGCACCCGGTTTTTTTACGGTATGCAATCGCTTTTTTGAAGCTTTCCCGCGCTTTTTTTTGTGCTAACGTCATTTTTTTGCAAATTTAGAAACAACAAATACCCCCGCGCCAACAAGTAATAACGTTGTTAGCATATTACCGCCGCCCATTTGCAGCGCACCGCCGCCGGGTTGTTCGGTAGCAGCTTTTAAAATTGCGTCCGCCTCCTGGTTGAAATTTGCACGGCGTAATTTATTTATAACGTCCTGTAGGGTTACATTTTTGCCAAAATTCTTTTTTATCGCCCAATTGTCGTTAACCACCGTGTCAATACCGTAATTATTTATCCAGGAAATTATGTTTACCGCCTCGTTTTGAACGCTATCGCCGTCTTGCAGAACCCAACTTTGCACATTGTAACCAACGGGCGCGCCGTATTGTCCGTCCAATGCCGCCCACCCTTTCCAATCGTCCGGGTTGGGTGCATTTCCAAAATTAAAAACTTTCAATACGGCGGAAATTGCCGTACCCCAACCAGGAACCAATGCCGCCGCGTCTGATAAAAACCCGGTAGCTTTTTGTAAACCTGTTGGTTTTTTTACCCCTTGTTGTATTTGCTGCAAAAAACCCGCTGAAGGTGTCGGCGTTGCGCCAATATTTCCCACCCCGGAAATTCCTACTAATGCCATATTTTTTATGTTTTTATCTACAATGTAAACGGGTTGTTTTTTTTCATCAAACGAATTTAATACAGGATCAATCCAAAATTCTTTATTTCCTTCAGTAACAACACAAAAAACGTGTTCTATGTTATTATTAAACATATCGTACCCGGCAAACCGAAATTTTAACCCGCAATTTGATATTAAACCCTTTGATCTTAACGCGTCAATAATTCCCGCGCTGAATAACGCGTAACTTTTGCAGTCAGCGGGTAAACTTAAAATTGCCGCCGGGGATCGCAACGTCTGGTAACTTTCCGGTTCAATATTATACGGTACGTTTGATTTGAGAAAATTAAAAATTTCGCGGCTTGTTTCTTTTACCGTCGGTTTTAAAAAATGCTTACAAATTTTTTCGTATTCATTTTTATATTGACCGTGCGTTTTTAAAATTCCCTGGACTATGTCGTCAACTCCCTGGCGTTTTTTTACAACGGTTTCAACCCCGGAAAACTTTGTAAGATGTGGCAATATGTTTGAAACGGTTACGCCCATACGTTAGCCAATGAAATTTTGAAAGGTATGTAAATTCCTTCAACGTTTGAAGTCCCCTGTAAAATCAAATTTTTATAATTTGTTTGGGTTATATCAATTAAATCAGTCGTTAAAGTTTCAATCGTAAACGCTGCTATAATTGTTTGTCGCGGTGTTAATCTTATCGCATAATTATTTTTGAATGTGCCGTAAACCTTACCGCTGCTATCGGTTAACTTTCCCGCAATACGATCAATTTTTAAACTGCCGTTTGTTTTATTTTGTAACAAAACCTGTATTGCGGCGTTCGTTTGATATAACCCAGGATCAACCGTAAATTTTAACGGTTTTATTTCCAGGTTGTCGGCAACTGAAAATTTTGAAAATAGCCAATACCCAACAACTAAAAACCCGGTAGCGATATAAAATAATTTATTCACGTTGTAAATTTCAACAACAAAAACGTCTAAAACGGGGTAATTATACCAAAAATTAAAATTTAGCAAAAATACTATTGAGTTCAACCGCCGGGTATAGTGTTTTTTCATTAATTTTGAAAAAGCCGCCTTGAGGCGATTTTTAAAAATTAAAAAAAACCCCCGGCGGTTGGGGTAAATTAAATTTGCTTTTTTCACCTTCAAAATACCCTATTAAATAGGTATTTGTTCAATAAATTCTTTTGTTTTTGCGTTGTAAACGTTAACGTGCTTTGCGCCGTGTTTTTGTAAATAGCGCACCAATGAATTTATATTTTTAACGTTCCGATATTTTATAAATTTTTTTTCCTGGTTCGGAAAAAAAGCAATTGCGGTAAAATAATTTTCCATAATTTTGATATTGAAAAAAGCAAACTAAACATTGTTTTGTTTGTTCCGGGCGTATCATAAAAGATCACCGCCCCCCCCCAACCCCGGCATTTACCGGGGTTTTTAATTTAATGCCTTAGTCTTAATGTATTTGTCTCCGTCCTTTGTAATATATCCGCCCGTTATCCAGGCGCGGACAATTTTTTTCGCTGAAGCTTTGCTTTTGCCCGTGTATTCGGCTACCGTATTAACTAACGTTTCGTAATCGTTAACGGGTTGTATAATTTGCCGCGCCAATTCCCCTATATCGTCCGTTTTTTCGGTTTCTTCGCTTTGTTCAACAATATAATTACCGTTATTTATAACTATGTGTATCGGGTTAAAATATTTGTCGGATCGTAACAATTTAGGGGCAATTGTTAACGTGTTATTGTCGCGCTGAATTTCTATAGTGGATTGGCAATAACGATCGGTCATAGAACCCAGGTGTCCCAACGTGTTACCGTTTGTGCTTTTTCCCTGGTGTAGGATAACAATGATTAAACAATTATAAATTTTCCCCCAACGTTTTAACGTGTTTATTAAATTTTTACTTTGTACGGCGTCGTTAAAATCATAGATTAAGTCCAATAACCCGTCAATTATGGCAATCGGAGTGTCTATTGTTTTAAAGTGATGTTCAATTAATTTTAAAATTGTTTCCGGTGCGTCCTCCCTAAAATTATAGGCGTGTAAATATTCCGGGGTTGTATTCCTTTCCGCAAATTGTTTAAATCGTTCAATTTGCGCGTAAAAATCGTATGGTGCGGTTTCGGTATCAAAATAAGCTAAACCCCGTCTACCGGGCGGAAATGTCAATTTGCAGCCGAAAATATCGTACATATTAAACGCCGACGCAATTAAACCCGCCGTTATAGTTGATTTCCCTACTTTTGGCATACCCGTAATCACGCATAAGTTACCCAACGTACCCGTAATCGAACCGCCCACCGTATAAACGACGGGTTGTTTTTCGGGTATAATATCGGGGTTATATTTTCGGGCGGCTAATTGATCGGAAATTGTTTTGTTTTGTTGTTCCGTTGTCATTTAGTTAACTTATATCAATTAATTTATTTTTGATTGCATATACTACTAAGCCAATGCTATTTAACGCGCCAATTCGCCGCCGTAATCTTTCCTTATAATTATCTACCGTTTTGGTAGATACCTTTAATTTTTGCGCGATTGCTTTGGTATTGTATTCCTCCGAAATTAATTTAATAATTTGTAATTCAAAATCAGTAAAATTCATATTATTGTTTTTTTTGGTTTTTGATTTTTTTTCTATTGGAGGCGAAGTTGCAGAATGCTCTACCAAACCTACCCCTTTCTTGATAGGTTTTTTCTTTCATTTCTATTAACTTTAATAAATATTTCCAATTAGAATTAGGAATTATAATGCCGTCTTCTAAATAGTTGCGCTCAAATAATGTCTGTTGTGCCATATTATTTTAATTTTAAGTAATAAAAAAACCGGGCGCAATACTGCAACCCGGCGTTAACTAAACCAACCCTATTTGTCGGACCACAAAAAACGACCGTCCGGGGCGTGTAAATTTAAAATATTGAGCAAATTACAACGTTTATAAAACAAAAATAAAAAATTCATTGTTTCGTTAATTACCGTTTCGTGTATTAAATTTTCTTTTATAGTTGAATTAATAATAGCGTTGTATGTGTCTAAAATTGTTTTTTCCTCAACTTCAAAATATCCAATAAAATCAATTTTTAAATTTTTGTTAGCGTAATATTCATTTATTGCTTTACCAAACGCGGTATAATCGTTAGCGAAAACACGCCTAATTGAAACCCGTTCGGGATAATCTAAATTAATAATTTCAATAATAAAAACGCGGATAGTTGTATTTATTTGTCCTAACATAAAATTTAATTAAATTGGTAATTTGTTTGTAATTTAATGAAATCGAATTTTATACTTATAAATTCGTCGTTTGTCATTTCTTCCAATTCCGCCGAATTATTAGCGATAATTCGGACGGTCATTTTATAAAATTCTTTTGAATATAACTGAAACGCTAACTTATCCAGGCAAACGGATATTTTGCCCGTGGCAATCCATTTTAAAACGTCGGGAAACGCAACCGGGTAAAATTTAAAGTTCTCCGGTTGCGGCGGAAAATCTTGCATACGTCCGCAAATAATAATTTCGCTTTTTTCCGATACGCAAAAATTGTTTTTCGTTTTGTCGGCTGAATAATAACCGATAATTGTTTGTTCCATTTGTTTTGTTTTTATTTTAAATCTATTTTATAACCGTCTTTTACTTCCTTGAAAAGTTTTCTTAATTTTTGAAACCTTTCTAAATCTATGTAACAGATAGGGCTGTTTTCTTTTGTATACAAACACATTGATTTTCCCGTATTAGAAAATCTTTCTTTAACTATTCCGTCCGGGTGTTTGGTGCAATTGTCAATAAATAGTTGAATTGTCATTTTGTTTATTTTGATTGTTTTTTGATCCAATTTTGTTTACCCATTTGTTGCAATTGCTGCCCGTATTCTTTCGGGGTTAAATTACGGGGAATAAATAATGTTCTTATTTTTTCTTCGGGTTGTTTTATAAAGGTGTATGAATGTGTATTTTTTATTTCTTTTGTTTCCTGGCTTTTGGTTTTTCTTGCAAAAAATTGATGAATAAGCTGCAATAAATAATTGATAAAGTTTTTAATTTTTGTCATATAGTTTATTTAAAATCATTTTTGTTAATCGTTTCAAAAAACCCCCGTGTTTTCGGCAAAAAAATTTCCTCCGCGCAACCGTTTATGTCGTGCATTAACGTTTCCCGTATTTGATTATAATGTAAATTTTTTCGTTCGCCGTACAATATAAATCCGGCTAAATCGCATACCCCGGTAACGCCGTGTAACTTTTGATATTCTTTTAAAATTGGGTGCAAATCTTCGCGATCATAAAACGGCGTACAATAAATTTCAATTTTGTTTACCAAGTACGGGTAAACCGTCGTTTTTAACGTCTTTGTCATTTTGTTTGTTTTAAATGTGAAAAAAGCAATAACAGGGTAAAAATACTAAATTATTTCAAGCTACAAAAAATACTTTTTTTATTAAGTTAACCCAAGTTAACCCAAAATTTCGGTACGTACCCCAAAGTACCAATTAACCCAGGGCATAAAAAAACCGGGGAAAACTCCCCGGCTAACCAAAAACCCTGCCTATATGCACAAAACTACGATAAAAACAACTGTCTTTCAGCAATTCGCCGCCTGGTTAACCCTGGCAGCGTTACCAATACCCCGTTTTTGCGTCCTTTGTCCCACTTTAAAAACTCGTCGGCAACCTCTTTTTTGGGCGCGCCCGCGTTTAATTTCCTCAGCAACGTACTTTTTGTAAATGCACCGATCCCGACGTTATATACAAACGACGTTAACGCGTCAAGTTCGCTTTGTTTTAACGAGACTTTTACCCGCGCTTTGATTTGTGGTATTAATTTGCTCGTTTCTAACCGTAACCAACGCAAAGCCGTGTCCTGGCTTATACGATCGCCCAAACGAATAGGACGGTTTTCGTCCGGGTGTCTTATAGTCCCGTAACCAATCGTAACTATCCCCACCGGATCGATGTACGCGTCTAAATATTCGCCCTCAAAATGCTTTATTATGGTTTCGGCTGCACTCACTTTTAAAACGGTTGTTGTTGTTAACAATAATACGACCGCCGCAATTACAACGTATTTTTTTGTCCTTGCGGTCATTTGATTAGGGTTTACCCGTTACGTCGTAATCTTTCGCGCCAATCAATCCAACCCCGGAAATAATCGCGGTAACGCCTTCGACAATATCACCTTTTACAATTGTTGCAACCCCGGTTAAAATTGCCCCAAACCCGGCAATACTTGTTTTCCAATTTTTGAACATAGATTTTATTTTATGATTGATGTTAAAATGCTACCAATAAT